GACTTCTTTGAGAAATATCCCGACATTAATTTAGAAAACTTGCTGTGTAATTTTATAGATCTTATTGAAAAGTTCGCCGGAAACTATTCTAATGTATCAGAAGAGAGAATTATTGAATCAATTAGTTCAATAAAGAATGTTATTGGAGATATAAATACTGCTAATCTTGATAATTTCAAATCTATTCTAAAATTAAACTCCTATGAGAACAAAGATGATATTAATAAAGTTCTCTCCACTATTACAAGTAAAAATTCAGAAATGTTTTCTAAGAATAAAGAACAAACTACTAGGCTTGTTGCTGAACTTATTTCACAAAATAAAGATTTAATATCTAAAGATAATCAAATTGCTTTTGAGAGAATGAAAAATATCCTTCCGCAAGACCTTATTGATGGTATGAAAGAATATTTTATCAAAAATAAAACATCTGCATTTAAAGGACAACAAAGTGAAACAAAGATTGAAAATCTTTTAAACAATATTTTTCAAGATGGAGAGATTACAAACATGGCAAAGACTAATCATGCCGGAGATTTTCATTTAAAGAGAGAAAACAAAGATATGGTGATGATTGAAAACAAGGATTATAAAGCAAATGTTGGATTTGATAGTGTTGAAAAATTTAGAAATGATTGTAAGGATCTAAATATGCATGGGGTAATACTCTCTCACCATTCTGGTATTGCCACAAAAAGAGATTATAGTGTAGAAATTTTTGATAATAAAGTTTTAGTGTATCTTACAAACGTTGAATATGATGGATGTAAGATATTAACAGCAGTTAATTTAATAGACAATCTCTCTGCTCAGTTGAATAAAATAACTAATGCTACTAATTGTAACAATATCAATATTGATCAAGATACTATGATGGGTATTAATGAAGAATTAACAACTTTTATACAACAAAAAGAGAGATTGTATAAAACTATCAATAAAAATACAAGTGATTTAAGAGAAGCTGCTGATGCCCTTAAACTTCCTAAATTAACAAGTTTTTTTACAGGAAAATGTGATGCATTTCAAGCATATAAATGTCAGTGGTGTGAGAAAACTTTTCCAAGTAGAGCAAGTCTTGGTAGTCATATGAAAATACACGAAGAAAGTAAACTTGATAAAAAACCAAGAAAACCTAAAAAATCTCCTGCCGATATAAAAGCTGAATGTATAGAAATAGAAACTAAATAAATCTCTCACCATTTTCGTACAAAAAAAACAAAAAAAAATACTAAAAAAAAAATTAATAAAAAAATTTAGTAAAAAAATTAATCTAAAAATATTTTAAAAAAAATTATTAAAGTTTATCGTTGCGAAGCAACTAACAACGAAGTTGTGATAAACTTTACATAAATCTCTCCCGCCACAATTTCAAAATTAAAAAATATAAATTTAATTTTAGAAAAACAATAAATAAAGAGGTAAATGTATTTTATATATGTATCTAGTGAGCTTAACTCCTGAAAATGCGAAATATTATATTGGATGTTCAATATTATTTAAATCACGTGGTAATTATATTATAAAAAAAATTATTAGTGTATCTAATACATCAGTTAAAATAGAACATCCTGATTTAAACAATAGCTTGACATTTAAAAGAAATATAAAAGTTATACTTGATAATGAAACTAATAATATTTTTAAGATTAGAAAAATCTTGAGTTATGAGTTATGAATTGAGAGATGTTAGATATAATATAAATAAAATTGATTTAAAAGTGAACGCGTAAATAATATATATTATGCTGACGTGTCAAGATTGTGGGGCTGGTTTTCCTTCACAATATAAATTAGATCGCCATAAAAATTCTAAAATTAAATGTACAGAAAGAATAAATACAGAAAATTTAATAAAAAAAAGTAAGGAAAAATTTGGTCAACGATTTACATATGAGAAAACTATATATGAAAATTCTAAAACTCTTGTAGAAATAAATTGTATTCATCATGGTCCATTTAAAATACTTGCAAATAATCACTTAAATGGTAATGGTGGCTGTTGTAAATGTTCAGGATGCTATTCTAAATCATATGATGAGTTAATTGAAGAATTTAAATCATTACCAGATAATATTTGCATATATGATGAAGAAACTAAAAAAAGTTACAAAAATGTAACCTCTATATTAAAAATAAAATGTGAAAAACATGGATATTTTGAATCATCTATCACTTCTCATTTAACAAATCCTATTTGTCCTATTTGTAATAACTCATTTATAAATGAACTTGAAGAAAGATTAACTAAAAAATTGAACACTATTGATAAAACAAAAAAAATTTTTATACATCCTGTTTTTACAAATTATTCAATTAATATTGATACATTAGAAATTATTGGTCCTAAAAAAATATTACAAGGTACAAAGTGTAAAAGAGGAACTATAGATTTTACTATTTTGTTAAATGATAAAAAAAAACAATTTCACTTCATAAATTTTTATATGAATCAGTTTACAATGAAGTTATACCAAAAAATTCTGAAATAGATCATTTTGATGAGAACCCATCAAATAATAATATAAAAAATTTATTATGTTTAACAAAAAAAGAACATGTCAGAAAAACTTGTATACAAAATCCTAATAAAGGTTTAAAAGCTGGAATAACACAAAGTTCCTCAGGTATTGCTTATAATATAAATGATGATAAAATTATTATATTTAAATCAATAAAAGATTTAGCTAATCAAATTGGAACATCATCTGGAAATATCCAGAGATTTTTAAGACTTAATAAGTATCCACCCAAAGGAGTTGATATTATAACATTTGATTTTAATTATGAAGAAAAAATACCAGGTGAAATTTGGAAAAAACATCCAACACTAAATCATATTCAAGTATCAAATATGGGAAGAATTTATGAGAGAAGAAGAATTACATATGGAGTACTTGATTCTATTAATTTTGAATATTATATGTTTTCAACAAATAAAGTTCATAATTTAATTTTAGAAACATTTGTTGGATTTGCACCAACAGAGGAACATACTGCTGATCATAGAGATTTAAATACAAAAAATAATAAACTTACTAATTTAAGATGGGCAACAAAAAAAGAACAAGCACTAAATAAAAAACATAACATATTACAAACTATAGAAGAATTTAATGGGTACACTGGAGAATTAGTTAAAATATATGAGTGTATAAATGATGTAAAAGGTCGTTCTTATGAACCAACATGCAAAAAAGATACATTTATTTGTAGAAATAGAATATCATTAAATTATTTAAGACTAAAAGTTGTAAAAAAAATGTTTGAGAAAAGTAATTTATCCTATAAAATTTCTGAAAGGAATAAAGAAAATGAAAACAATCATATATTAGGACTCTACATTTATGAAGAAGAAATATGTTACAAATTACTACCTTCAAAATTTTATAAATCAAGAAAACCTATACTTTTTAGAAAGAAAGAATTTACTAATTCTAATACTCCGCAGGCTCTTGCTCATAAAAAGAGAAATGAAAAATTTCTACAAATATATAAAAATTTATCCCATCTTGAATATTTATTTTCAGATATTGATTTTAATAATATTTGCAAAGAAGATTGGATAAAAATTTATACAAATATAGCAATTACTAATAATAATGCAAGAATTATACAATGTTATTGGAGATCATACCAGGTTTTTAAAAAATATCTCGAGTAGCTTTCTAATACAATTTATTAAATATGTAAAAAAAAATTGATTTACTTTATTTTTTATTTATATCAAATAAGATACAAAGATACAAAATATTATGGAACACGTTCATATGCTTCAAAAACGTTTGGGAGTAGACATTCTTTGGCGAGATGACCTTCACCCTGAAAATCGTGAATATTGTGTAGGCAAGGCTGGATTAGATAAGACTCTAACATTGGTTCAGATAATTGAAATTGCTTATAGTATGAAGGAAAAACCAAATATAATTATAAAAGCAGGTCCAAACGCCAAATGGTATCTTAAAAAATGTGATCCAAGACTTATTGATAGTGAAATTGAAAGAAATGCGAATGCAAGATGCCCAACACCAGAGCAGACTGCTCGTCGTACTATGTGGATTATTGAATGGGATTAAATTTCACGCATACATTAAAACTCTGTCCAAGTTTTTAAGTAATTTTAATATATTTTTTCTTGATAGTTAGAAAAAAAATTGATTTACTTTACATCTATAACTATATTAGTAATCTACTTCCTGATGAATCAAAGTGACATTAAAAACATGTCGAAGATCTCTCAGGGACAACAAGCTAGAACTAAATGGGCTAAAGACATTTCCATTGAAAATTCTATTTCTATAAAAGATTTTAACAATTTAGTTGAAAATAAATTTACAAAACAAGCAGAAATTTCACTTGATTTAACAGAAAAAAGACAATCTACATTGATGGTTAATCCATTAGATATTAAAGAATGGAATTCAAAGCAAGAGCATATTTATATTATTGTTAGAAATGATATAATTATGAAAATTGGCGGAACTCGTGATGGGATGTCTGGAAGATGGGGTTCATATTTATGTGGATACTATGTTCAAGAAAGAACAAACAAAAATGGTAAGCCATATCCAGGAAAAATGTCTGTAACTAATGCTTATTTATATCACACTATTGAAAATGATATTATAGAAAATAAATCTACATGGGAATTTTATACATGGATTCTACCAAAAACAACAGTTACAATTGATATTTTTGGAGAAAAAAAAGAAATTATTACTCAAACTTTTCATGCTTATGAATCTATTTGTATTAAAAAATTTAAACAATCTACGGGTACAATTCCTCTTTTATGTGATAATAGTGACCCTGAATATAAATAATTACATTCTTGATTCAATAAAATTTATCTCATCTTCATTTATATTAAATTTTTCATATACTTTATCTTTTTTTTCACATATTGGTAATAATTGTAAAATTCTTATATTATTAAAATTTCCCCACCTACATATATCATTAATAAAATTATAAAGAGGATGTTTTAATACATCCATATATTTTTTTGCT